AGGCCGCGCGCCTGACCCGCATCATGCAAAGCCTGCAAGATGCGCGGCAGCTGCCGCAACAGCTGCGCTTTCTGGCGCGCACGCCGATCGTCCCGGCGGTCGACGCCGAGATCATGGCCCGCTTCACGGGCTACGTGACCATCGCTGACCTGGTGGCCGACGACCAGCGCGCCGTCACCTATCAGAACTCCAAGGTCAGCTACGACACGACCAACATCCCGAACATCAAGCATGGCCAGGCGCTGACCCAGGCCATGCTCAACCAGCTGCAGAGCCTCATGGGCGGCAGCGCCCTGCCCAACGACATGGGCGTCTTCACCAACTATGAGAACCGGGTGATCGATGGCCTGCTGGCCGGCGTGCGCCAGCGCATGGAGGCGCTGATCATCGCCATGCAGCTGGATAGCCTCAGCTACGACCGGCTGGGCATCAAGATCACCAACGCGAGCTGGGGCATGCCGAGCGACCTCAAGGTGACGCCCAGCGTCAGCTGGGACACGGCCGGCAGCGCCACGCCGGTGAACGATCTGTGGTCGGTGCGGCGCACGGCGCGGGTGCGGTACGGGCAGGAATACAACCGCATCAGCATGAGCACGCAGGCGTTCATGTATATGATCGCCACGACCGAGTATCAGAACAAGGCCCGCACCTTCCTGGCGCCGAATGTCTCGTTCACGAACCTGAACGCAGCCGATCTGACCTTCCAGCAGAACCTCGCCGAGAGCGTGCTGGGCATGAAGATCGAGCTGTACGACGCGCGCGCCTGGTCGCAGGGGCCGGACGGCTCGCTGGTCTCGACGCCGCTCCTGCCGATCACCAAGGTCATTCTGTCGAACAGCGACGACGACGGCGACCCCACCGCCTTCGACTTCGCTAACGGCATCACGACCGAGTCGATCGTGGCCGGGCTGGCGCCCTCGGAGATGGTCGGCAGCATCGGCGGCCCGACCGCCGGCCCGATCAGCTACGCCACCGTGCCGAACGACCTGAACCCGCCGCAGATCACCTATTGGGGTGTGGCGCGCGGCTTCCCGCGCAAGCATCGCGTGCAGAGCACGGCGGTGCTGACGGTGGGCAGCTTCGCCGACACGATCCCGGTCGGCCCGCCGCTCTAGTCGCGTCCTGATGACATTCGCGTGGGTGCGCGGGGCGCGTAGCCGCCCCGCCCCCAAACCACTGTGAGGCAACCATGGCGACCCTTACCCGTGACGAGATGGAGGCCGTGATCAAGGGCGGCGGCAGCGTGCTCTATCAGGGCCGCACGCTCAGCAGCGTGGCGCAGCTGCCCAGCGTGGCCGAGCTGGCGCAGGGCGACCCCGACAAGGAGGCCGCCGCGACCGCCGACTTGCAGGCCCAGATCGCCCAGCTCCAGCAGCAGCTGGCGACGCTCCAGCCGAGCGCGCCGGCCGCCAAGTCGAGCAAGAAGAAGCCGACCGACCCGGCCGAGGGCGACGGCGGCGACACCCCGAGCAGCTAAGAGGCACCGATGGCGCTTTCCGAGCAGCAGTATCAGGATCTGATCATCCTGGAGGTCGGCGACGACGCCAACGGCACGCTCGCCACGCTCCTGCCGCTGGCCTGGGAACGCTTCGCCGCGCTCGGCCTGGAGGCGCGCTACCGCGCCGCCAAGCTGGCCGCGATCGATGCGATGCTCGGGCGCGTGCGTGGGCAGGTGCGGATCGTGGGCGTGGGCGGCGCGTCGGTCGATGCGCACCAGCTCACCACCCACTTGCAGGACATGCGCGCGACCCTCCAGGCGCAGATCGACGCCGAGACGGCGGGCGCAGCGGCAGGCGGCGCCATGGGCGACCTGACGACGACCGCACCGATCGCGCCACCCCTGGGCGCGTGGGACGCGAGCGACCGCGCGTATCGGGGCGACCCGTACCGCACGAGGCGACGACCATGATCGACCTGACCGACAGCCGGGCGCTCTTTGTCGCCGCGCTCATGCCCGACACCGCGACCATCCGCACGCCGACCGCGACGAGCGACGGCGGCGGGGGCAGCGTGCCGGGGGAACCGACGATCACGACGAGCGTGTGCCGCTTCTGGACACGCGCGGGCCGGCTGGAGCAGGATGGCGCGCAGGTGCAGCAGCGCGGCACCTATGGTTTGGCGCTGCCCGTGGATGTGACGGTCGCCCCTAGCGCCAGCATTGGGGTCGCGGGCCGCACCTTTCGGATCGTGTATCAGCCGCCGGTGGTGGGCCTCAGCTTCGAGCAGGAGCTGGGCCTGGAGGAAGTGCGCTAGTGAGCGTGACCTACAAGAGTAATCTGCTTGCGATCCGCGACGGGCTGCCGCAGGCGATCAATCAGGGCATCCAGGCGGCTGCCGAGCACGTCGGCGACCTCGCGCAGCAGTTTGCGCCCGAAGATACCGGCGACCTGAAAAACTCCAAGGTCGTCGAGCAGGTAGCGCCGGGCCGCTGGCGCGTCTCGTTCGGGCGCGGCCTGCCCGATATCCGGGCCACGGCGCAGGAGTTCGGCACGCGCTTCAGCCCGGCCCAGCCGTATCTCACGCCCGCCGCCGAGCAGATTGACGTGGATCTCGAGGTCGCTAAGGCGGTATCGGCCCTGATTGCGAGGAACGGGCTGTGACCGCCCAGCCGATCACCGACGCCATCCCGCGCGTGCGCACGGCACTCTACGCTGCGCTGGCGCCTCTGGTCGGCACCTACGAGGGGGTGGCGCGGGCCTACTGGCTGATTGCCCCCCAGGGCGCGCCGCTGCCGCTGCTGGTCTTCCAGGCACAGGACGGCGGGGGCGGTGACGCGAGCCTGTTAGGCATTGGCGGCTGGTCGGGCCTGTTTACCATCCGCGCGCTGGCGGCAAGCCAGAGCGCAGCCGAGGCGCTGCTGGCGGGCGTGCCGGCCGCGCTGGCGACCCTCAGCGGCATGCAGGCCACCTTTGTGCGCGCGCTGGTCGTGCCGCCCGAGGATGGGGTGCAGACTGCCGCGCTGATTTATCGCATCACCCTCTATCAGTAGGAGGCAGGCATATGGCAGCCCTTACCCCGATCATCGTGTCACGCGCGGGCGTGGAAATGGTTATGCAGGCCGGCAACGCAGGCGGGCACACCTTTCCCAATTCGGACGATCGCACGATCTTCATCGCCGACAACGCCGGGGCTACCCCGGTGGTGTACACCATCAGCTGGGGGCCAAATTCCTCGATCGACGGCGCGACCCCATCGCCCAAAACGGTGTCGGTCCCGGCCGGCAAGCGCTATGTGTTCGGCCCGTACCCAACCCAATACTACAACGACAGCAACGGGGCCGTGACGATCACCCCCGCGACCGCGACCAGCCAGACGGTGTGCGCGCTGAAGATCTAAGCAGCACCGCGCGACCCACGACCGCATAAAGGAGACCTGACCCATGCCACTCACGATTATTCGCGGCTACGACGGCACCGTGCAGCAGGGCGGCACCAACGTGGATCTGGCCGGCATTGAGGAATGGGAGGCCGAGCTCGACCTGGAGGTCGAGGTCAAAGGCCCGTTTCTCAACGACGGCGGCACCAAGTACAAGGTGCGCGGCGGCAAGGACTGCAAGTTCACCGTCAAGGGCATCGTGCCCAGCGGGAAGGACACCAGCCAGACCGCCATGATCTCGGCCCTGACCGGCGGCACCGACCTGAACATCATTTTGAAGAAGGGCGCGGGCGGCACGGGCTACACCGTGACCATCCCCACCGCGCTGCTCTCCAATATCAAGCTGGGACAGAACTCCAAGCAGGGCACCAGCTTTGAAGCCAAAGGCGAGTCGAACGGCTCGTTCACGGTTGCCTAAGTGAGCAGCCCACTCACCCCGACCAAGCTCAAGGATAGGGAGGAGTATGCCAGCGTCGACGACATCCTGGCATGCTCCGACCTTCCCGAAGCCATCATCCGCGTGCCACACTGGAAGCGCAACGGCGCCCAGCTCGTGCTGCGCGTGCGTGCGCTGTCGCTCGAGCAGAAAGACCTGGTGCTGCGCGAGAGCCGGCAGGCCAACGGGCAGCTCGACGAGGTGGCGCAGACCTGTGCCACGCTGCGCGAGGGCTGCATGGTGCCGCGCTTCACGGCTGCGCAGGCCGAGCAGTTGCGCACCAAGAACCCGACCGCGCTCCACCAGGTGGCGACGTTCATCTGGACGCTTTCCGCGCTCGACCAGGATCTGATCGATGGCCTTGT